CAAAGCCCAGAATTCGTGTTCTAAAGTCCCCTGCGGCAAAGCTGGTTACTTCCATCCCGTAATTGCCAACCGAGGAAAGGTATATCTTGCTAAACAGTGGGGTCGCGTCAGTGGTAAGGTCCTGGTTGATGGTTGATGCAGCCTCTACGGTTAAATCGCCGCTCAGAGCCAAGGTGCGGTCGGCGTCCCCCGTCGTCACTGTCAACGTGTGGTTGGCCGTCAGGTCACTCCCTGGTGCAATGATGAGGTAATGGCTGGCATTGGTGTCTGCGACTAGCAAGCCTGTGTTACCAAGCCGCACTCCAGTAAAGGTTGGGCTGGCGTCGGTGGTCAGGTCCTGGTTCACAATTGAAGCCGACTCGACCGTCAGGTTGCCAGTCATTGATAGAATTTGGTCCCCGTCATTGACGAGAATGGACAACGTTTTGTTGTCCGTCAGGTCCTCGTTGACCTGTATTGTTAAGTAGTGGTCGCCGCCCGTGTCCCAAATGTGAAACGCGGTGTTGCCCATCGCTCGCACGCCTGCAATATCCAGGTACTGAGCGTGATCGTCGTCGCTCAGGCCACCCAGGCTGCCGTGATCCGTCGCCACGGCAGAAGTGCCGGAAATCTGCGAAGCTCTAAAATCGGTCACTGAAACGATTTTGGCTTGTTTGGTTCCGCCGTAAGCGCCAGTTTGCATGACCAATCGATACAGGATGATCATCTCTGGAGTTGGCAGGTCTCCGAGGGACAACACCTCATTTGTTGCGTCTTCTATGGCGGATGCAACGGAAGTATAGTCGCTCTGACCTTGAATCATTTTGACGGGATATTGCCAGTCGTTGGTAGCCACCAACGTGTAGGACATGAAGCGGTTGTTCGTGACCTCGGCCTGGGAGAATGTTCCATCTCCATCGTCGAGGTTATAGGCCAAACGGCCAGAGCCGGTGGTCAAGTAGGGAAGTGTGCTGGCGGCGTCCTCTTTCCAAGTACCGTCTATATCGTCCCGATAGAGCACGGGTACTTCCGCATCTCCACCGTTGAGTTGTTGTTCATATTGGTTGCCCGCCGAACCATCCGCTATCTCGACATCAAGGTCTTCATCGTACATTCCGCCGTCGGTAACTTCAAACGTAAGAGCTGCGTCACTGTCGTCGTCCTCAACATACCCGCTGAGAGTCAAGCCGTCTCGATATACTGCTCCACGAGTGTTGTGAAGATACTCGTGAGTTCGCCCGCTCATTTCGCAGCCATGACGCTCGTCTGCTACAAGTGGAGCCTCATTTGTGTTGGTATTCCAATACACAAGCGCGACTATTGCCTTGTTGATGATTATGTCGTCCATTTGTGCATGGGACGGATCCAATATCTGGGACAAAGCGCCAGCATCGTAGTACACTGCGTGAAGACCATTCGTGTCAGCTATGATTATGTCATCACCGGACGAAATGACATACTTTATCCCCGCCTGCCAGACATCAAAGGATGTCACAGTCGGAGTAATGGTCAAAGTGCGTGTCCCTACAACCCAAGACAACACGGAGTCCGTGTGATTCGGGAATCCGCTTGGCTCATTACTCGCCGCTGTCATCTCGTTGATGTCGTGACCGTCTACGGTAGCATCAGTCGGCATTATGATGTCGCCAGCGGCGTTGATTTCGATATACTTTGTCTTATCAAAGCCCACGCCCAAGCGTAGCAATCTCTGCGTACCAGTCCCGCCCTTTACGCTTCTGAGAACGCTGAATATATCAGCTCCATCGTCAAATGATGCAATCTCCGTAGATTCAAAGTTTGCCGAGTCTGCTATGTAGTCTGTAAAAAAACATTCAAAAACGGAGCGGTTGACGCCCGATAGTGTTCCTTGCGGATTAAGAGCTGCATAAGAACCCCTGTCGTCCGCAAGTGCGCCAAAGAAGTGACTTGTGCCATCGCTCGTGGGCCTCAACAGATAGGGAGCCAAAATAGTGCCATCGCCAGTGACAGTTTTGCCCTCGGCCAGATTGACTTCTAGGAGAGTTATAGAGTCACCTGCTCCTACGGTAATATCTCCCCCCACGAACGTTGAGCGCATAGAGACTGTGGCTCCCGAAGCGGCTATAGTCACATCGTCCGTGATGTTGCAGTCTTTGAATGTGACCGTGGCCGCGCCCGTGATACTGACCTTTCCAATGAACTTGCACTGGTTGAACAAAATCGTGCCCGTCCCAGATATTTCCAGAGCGGTGTCATCGGCTTCAACCTGAGATAATTCGCAGATAAAGTCCCCTGGACCTGATAAACTCAGAGCGGATCCGCTGGATTCGTTGGTCACGACTGTACCAATCATACTGAGGGTTGTGGTTTCACCAACTGGGCCAGCCAGCTTGAAACCGTAGACATCCCTACCGGTAGCAGCGCCGTCCAGACTCACCCCTGCCCAGGAAAAATGCTTGGCGTCGGTTGCGTCTGATGCGTCAATGCCAGTATATGCACCAGCTCCGCCCGCCAGTGCTCGCTCAAGTAAAATTTTGTTCAGTGAAAATGCCGTGTCCACGGTCAACAGGGGGCCAACGTCATCTGCGCCAGTGACGACAGCGCCGTTGCCACTGGTAAAATGCTCATCGAGCAAGCCCATTACGTGCAGTTCATTTGTGGTCGGCGTGTCCAGGTTTTCAGCGTAGGCCCCAGTGAGAACCAAAACGCCCTGGCCCGCCGTCGCTGCGTTCATAGCCGCCTGGATTGTGTCGTAATTTCCGCCCGCCTCGGCCACTACCGCGCAGTTTTCCCACTCCACATAACCAGAACTGGCGGCGGCGCGTGAGCCTACATAGCGCAAGTCAACTATCCTTTGCTCATCGGGCCAATCCGTGATAGTGGTATCCCCAGATTTGAGCCAGACTGCCGCGATGCGAAAATCAGACGGGTCGGGGGATGCAGGAATATCAGCGATGGTGATAAGTCCCGCTGATGTGCCGTTTGTGAGAACTGGGACGCCCGTAGCGTCCATTGTGATCAACACCCACCGCATCCCCGACACGGGCACGCTGGCGGTCAAGTCCGTGGCTCCCTCGATGTCGCTGCCGTCCCATTCGTAGAGAGTGGTCCCGATCTCGTAAATTCCCCTATCTATCTCGATGTACAGAGACGCGGGCGATGCAGCCGATGGGCGACACCCGCGTACTTGGCGCATGTCAAGGTAGGGGATGTCGAAACCGAATTCATTACCCCATTCGTGCTGGGGCGCGTGCTTGACCGCCAGCGTGGGGTTGTCATCATCGGGCATGTAAATGGCCCCGCGCTCTGAGAGCACCTGGAACAAACCAGGCTGCGCCGGGTCATAGCCGACAATGACGGCCAACCCGTTGATGTGGGGAGTGCGCGTGTTCCATACCTTGCTCGGAACCTGGTCGTCCGAACCTATCCGCACGTAGCAGTAACGGTGCTGATCTGTTACGGTCGCCGAGCCAGTGGTGTTGCTGCGCCCCAAAATGCCAGGATAGCGCAACTGCGTCGGCTCGCGGGCGTCGAGCAGCGACTGGAACTTTCCCCTAACTTTGTCTCTGAGGTCCCTCAAGTTATCAGTCATTCCTATGAACCTCGCACAAACTGAAAGCCGTTCTGGGCAATCTGCCCTATGTCGTAAGGAACCGAATCGGTAAAGGGACTTTGCGGAGTGCTACCCGACTTGACTTGTGGTGTGTCTGCCAGTCCGTCCATTGTATAAATGGAGTGGTAGGTTGCGTCGGGCGCATCCCCCAAGTTTGTCACCACGAACCCTATCATATCGTCATCAGAACCGTTGACGACGGGGGCCAATCCAACTATTTTGGCGGATCCCATTTGGGTGTCCAGGTTGGCACTCAAAGAGTAAGTTGACCAGTTGTCATCGGTTTGGGCTATTCTCTGGTACGTGCTACCCCCGAACCGAGTGTAACATCTCATAAAGAGGGCATCGGTCCACGAACCCCACATGGAGTTCCACCTGTGATCTGTGGCGGGTGTGTCGTATCCCCAAAGACCATCGCTTTCCAGATTGACCACGGCGGCATCGTTTCCGTCAGCGGACGAGTAGGTGCAAATGTATTTTCCGTGTTCGTTGGAGTATGCCTTTAGCCCGTCGCCAGCGGGGTGTACAAACATCGGTGGAGCGTACCCCGTGAACCAAATGTCGTCCGAGAGATACCACGGCCCCGCTCCATCACTTGGACCATACCATAATGAGGCGCGAGATAGATGTGTTTGGTTGGACGCCCAGCAAATCGCCCCCAGGCCCCCGACCATGCCCGCGAAGGACAAAACATCATCCTTCTCATCGGGGTGATCTTGCGCGATAGGCCCTGTCCAGGAGCTGGCCCAGTCGTCGCTGTAATAAAAATAGTGCATCTCTCCCGTGCCCGGTCCTGAACTGTCGTAGGCGTAAACCCAAATGCGCCCGGTGGTATAGTCCACGCCCATGCTTGTGATAACGACGTTGCCCGACAAATCCCCCTGAACCGTGGCGTTGGACAGAGCCCGGGACCAATTAGCCGAAACATCCGTGTCTCTGATATAAATTTGCTTGTCTGTATCGAGACGGCAAACCTGCTGCTTGGCCCCAGATATGCCAGAGTTTATCCCGAAATGGGTAACATCTAGCGTTGGCAGACTGCCGTTGACTGCCGTCCAAACCGGTTGGTCTGAGTTATCTGGGTCAAAGTCTCCCACACCGTAGAACACGCCCTTTGTCTGCCCCACCACAAACGCCTGAGTAGGCCAGGTGGCCTCAATAGTTGGCAACGGGGGCCAATCTGTCCCTGGGACATCGGGGTCGGGAACGTCGGGCGGGTCGGGGGGAATGTCGCCGTCAGCCGACGCCGCTTCAACGGTTGTGCTCTCGGCCTGGACGTCCGTCAGCATTGCGCCGGTCTCTGGACTGTAGGTCATAGACACCGATCGGGGGACGAGCGTCAATGTCTCGCTCAGGCCGCGCACAGTATCCCCACTGCTAATCGCCAGGCTCAAATACTGGTGAGGGCAAATATCCACCATCCGCTGGTGAGATGCGAACGGCAGGGTTACGTTGGGATAGAGGTTGTTACGCCAGCCCAGGACGAGGGCGGCCAGCGTGTTGGACTGGGCCTGGCTACTCAAGGCCAGACGCTCCATTCGGTCAATGCTAGCTCCCAACCATTTAGGAATGTGGCCGGGGGAGAGGGAAAATAGGGGCGCGCCGGCCCCCACTGCAAAAGCGATACCAGACAAATCAACTGAGCCGGTCGTGGGAACCGTGCGCCGTTCCAACGCAAACGGGCGCACCAGGTCAGCCGTGGTCAGCGTCATCACCGTGGGGATGCTCCCCCGGTCGCCAGTTGGAATTACCTGTGGCTCTATCTCAATAAAGAGCCTCCCGAACCGGTCAGCGCAGGGATTAGCCAGGATGATGGCCTGAGCCTCGCTGGTGATTTGGTCCCAGAGCGTCCCTGGAGCAGCGTTAAACAATGCTATGCCCCGCGTGTCCGCCGTGAGGTACAAGTCCATTATCCGGGTGAGAGTGGAGCGCCAGTGCGCAAAGTGCCAAAGGCCCTTCCTCAGCGTCAAGGTTTGCATGTCCGTCCAGACGGCGGGCGTCGAGGTTGTGTCCTCAAGCCCGGACGGGAAGCCATTGATTTGCCCCAGCCAATACTGAGGGCCTTGAATCTCGAATGAGCAAGAGCCAGTCTCCATGTCCCAGGTGATGGACTCATTGCCTACCCACCCGACAAAGAGAACGTTCTCCCGGTCTGCGATGGGGCCTATTGAAGTGCTGGTCGAGCCGTAATTGTCCAGGGTGAACAATGCCACGAGGCTATACTGGCGGATCTCGGTCAGGGCGGCCTCGTCATACATCGTCACCCGCGCCATCCACCCGCCATTGTCCCAGGCCCCGCCCAGTTCGTCCAGGGTGAGTTGGGTGTAGGGCATAGAGGCAGTGGTGAACACCATCACGTAGCGGTAGCCCGTAAAGGTTGCCCCCAGGGAAGTTGTGACCTCACACTCCACCCGGTAGGTCCCCGCCGCGTTGTACGTGATGGTGGGAGTGGCCGTCGCCAGCCCGCTCGTGGCCGATGCTCCCGGGGCCAGCCAGGCGTAAGCCGTGATTGTCCCAGCGATGGCGTAAGAATCGCCAGCGTCCCACTCTGTATCCACCGTGGCCCCGGTCAACCAGACGGGAACCAGGGAAGGCCCCAGAACTGGAACGGGATCGGGGACCGCGTGCTGGTCGGAGTAGGCCACGTCTCGGTCCATAAAGACAACCTGGCTGCCGTCAATGTACAAGTGACGGGCAATCAAGGGAAACTCATCCACCACGGTGAGATAATCATCGTCGGACCACTCCACCTCGGAGATTTCGCCTACTAACATCGTCGTGGGGGTCCCTGAGAGGTTTCCCCGTAGGCGGACCATTCCCTTGTCGAATGCCCCCGCGCTCGACCCGACGTAAACCAGCATGTCCTTGATGGCCGTGGTGTACCCACCGACAAAGGCCGCACCGTCAATGGTGAGCGTGTACACCTGGTCGTCAGTGGCGGGGTCGCCGTTCACCCGCGCCGTCATCACCGTGGCAGGCGAAAGCACAGCCATGTAGACCTTGCTCCACTGGTTTTCGCTTCTGATATGCGCCAACTCCGGCGATGTCATTGCACGGGCCATTTGTTAGCCTCGGTGTACCCCAGGGGTACGTTTTAGCGTGGATTAAATCCCCACTTCTTTTCTATATCGCGGGCTTGTTTTTGCAACTGTGTACTGTCCTTCCCTGCCGAACGATTGCGGGCAACTTGGTCTGCTATACCCTTCCATTTACCAACATCGTTTTTTATCTCTTTCCCCAAAGCGAGAGCCGCTGCATTAGACGCCCCCTGATCTTTTGCCGTTTGTGCCACAAAGAAATGATTGATCTTTCCAAGTGTGTTTACTCGACCGAGTTTGGATTGCGCAGAAATAGCATCAGCTACTATTTTGCGCTTGTTAAAAGGGCCAGCTTCCATCATCCGCCTGACCTCGACTTCCGCTGCCCGCTTGAACTCTGGTGAAATTTGTCCCTTCATCGTTTTGCTCCTGTACCCCTGGGGTACACTTATGGTGTAAAAGTCTCTAGCGCCCTGAACTCAACCGTGAAGTTGAGAATGCGCCCGTTTCTTTGTTCCTCTGGACCGTCCGGCCACACCATCTTCCCGGTGAGGTATTCATAGGTCGGATAGGTCCCCGTGAGTGTCTTGGTGCGAATGTACACCGTGGCGCTCTTGCCCGCGCAAAACGCCCTCAACTGGGTGCGCTGTGGGAAGGTGAGATAGTCCCATGACCAGGTGACGACCTTCCATCCCGCGCCCCTGACGCCCCCATCAGCAGTTTCTATGGGGTTGGTATACTCGTTCCACGTTGAGCGCGGCGGCTGCAAGGGGGTCCCCAAACTTTCTACATTCGTCGTGCTGCTCGTGGTCCCTATCTGGTAGCTTTGGAGTGTCATTTGCCTGGCCCTGTACCTCTAGCGTGCGTTGATGGTCAGTCTAACGGAATCGGCCTGTTCATGCCCTGTGCGCGCAAGCCAGACCCGAACTCTATTTTTTCGTATTTCCCGTTTTGCTTGGAGGCCCATTCGGTCAATACATCCAGCCCCCATCTGATACGGCTAACGGTCGGTGGGTGTTGCCAGTTCGTTTTCTGTATGACAATGCCGGGGAACCCTGAGTTCAAGCCAACGAGCGTCCAGTGTTGATCTCGGTCAAGAATCAAGTCGGCTTTCAGCACAGCTTCTTTAGCACTCTCTCTGTGTAATCTTACCAGTCGTCCGACTTCGGCTTCCACTGCCCTTTTGAACTGGGGTGAAATTTGTCTTTTCATTCTCTGAGCCTCCATAGAAGAATATCTGCGCTTGGCCCGGTCTCGCGTTGCGCGATCAAAAGCACCATAGAGAAGCGGCCAATGCAACAAGGCTGACTTTATGTGCCCCCTTTTGATACGCTTTTTCATATCACTCAATTCAGATAAAGCGTCTTGTTTTTTCCACCGCTTTGCTACAACCTCTATTGGCACTAGCAATCGCAACGCCTTGTCGGGGTCGTAGTTTAGGGCGGACTGCGCTGCACTCAGGTCCATCGTGGCCCCCATCATCTCTTGCCATTCAGTCTTGGGCATCGTCTTAACTCCCTGTACCCCTGGGGCACAATTTACAAACGGATGGCTTTATTTAGGGATGAAACCACTTCTCCCATTGCCTTCCGCGTCTTTTTCAGCTCGCGTATGATAGCAAAGAGTCGTTGTTGTTGCGATTCGTCTAATTGACTCGTCATACGTCTGCCTACATTATCGTAGCCTTGCGCAAGTGTATCTATACTCTTAAAAAGACTCTGAGGTTGTCCTTCTAATTGAGCTAGTCGCTGGTCGAGATTTCTTGTTACAGTGCCGGCCAATCCCCCTTGACCAAAAACCGGGCGCTCCTCTCGTAGCCTTTTTAGTTCTGCTTCTACTGCCCGCTTGAACTTCGGCGATGCTTTCATGTTTCACCTCTATCGTAAACCTCTTACCACCCGCTCCATTACTTCAAGCGTTTTCTTTTCAACCAGCACCCCGATGCGCGCCGGGTCTGAGACGTTCCCAAAATGGTTGGTCTGGGAAACTTGAACCTGCGCGCCCCCGGCCCCCGACATCGCGGCCAAGAGCTTGTTCTGGGAGAGTGTGCCCCCGGCCATCGTCTCGGCCCGGCGCGTGGTCTGGGCGTCCATTACGAATTCGCGCCCCCGCTCCCCTAGCATGTGCAGCCCCTGCCCCGCGCTGTATCCGCCTTCCGCCCGCTGGGGGAACCCGCCCGCTGGCGGCCTGATCACGAGTTGGGCCTGGGACATCCATTCCTTTAGAGAGTTGAGACGTTGCTCGTAATGCGCGTTCAATTCGGAAAGCTCCCCCGTGAGAAATACACCGCGTAACTGGCGCTCTTTGTCCCATCGGGCCTGGGCCTCTTGCTCGGCTTGGGAGTAAGCGGTTCGAGCTTGGCCCTGTTGTGTTCGCAGTGTCGAATCAAGGTCTTGTTCCTGGCGATCAAAGCTGTCGTTGATAGCCTGTTCCTCGTCCTGCTTTTGGTCGTGCAGGTCTCTCAGTTCACGGGTGCGCGCCTCGTCCAGTGCAACCAGTTCTAGGGCGGCCTGCTCGTCCCTGATACGCTTTTCCTCGTTGACTCGAACTTGCAATGCCGCCAGTTCTTCCTCATAGGCCCGTTGACGCGCCGACTGTTGCTCTTGGAAAGAGACTTCCATTTGAGCCAGTTGACGGGCAAAATCCTCGGAGCGCCGGGCGGCCTCCTTGCGGTAATCTTCCTCTGCACGCCCCCGGTCTGTTTGGTAAGAGCGGACTTCCTCTAGTAGCGCCAGGGCGTCCCTGGACCGAATGGCCGACCGCTGCCTGTTCACCGAATCCTCTTGCATTCGGCGCATTGCAGTCTGGTGGTCCTGTTCCGACCTCTGAACTTCCAGGCTGTGATCGGCGGCGGCCTCTGTGCGTGCCGCGTAATGGTCGGCTTCCGCCTGGGACATGTCTGACTGGAAGGACGACATAGCGGATACCCGGTCAGCGCCTATCTCTTTTTCAGTCGCCACCATCGTGTCGCTCTGGCGCTCAAGAATTGCTTCCCGCTCCGTGGCGGTCTTGAGGTCCATTTCCACCATTGCCCGGTCCCACTCTGAGACAATTTTGGCCCGTTCTTCCCCCGTCTCGTTTGCCAGGTCTATAAGTGCCCCGTCGTGTTCTTTCTGGGCGGCTTCTACCTCGGCGGTCATGGCCTTGTTGGCGGCCTCTACTTCATCAAGGAAAGCCTGCCACGGCTCGGCCAACTTGAGAGTGGAAACAGCGTCCTGCATCTCTGCGGCCACTCCCAGGAGAACCCGCTGCAGCCCCGTTGATGCGGCGGCCACGTCGCGCAGAGTGGCGTTCCCTTCCCTATAGGTCTGCCACAATTTCTCCATTTCCTTGCGCTGCTCAAACGCGGCTTTGTCCAGCTTGTAAAACACTTTCTCGCCCTGGCCCAGTTCGGTGTTGAGGCTGTCTATGGCGCGCTCATAATCCTTGTGGTCTTTGGCTACCTGGACGAGGGCCTGCTGCACCTTGCCCTGCTCGGCGTTGACCAAGCCCTGCCTGCTCAGGAACGCGGCGGCGATAACGCCCCCCTTGTCGTATGCCTCGTTGACACCCCGTTGAGCGTCGTTGTACCGGTTGGCAAGGTCGGCGGCGTTCTCCACCTCTCCCGTGGACTTGGTGAGAAATACGTCCCAGTGCCCGGCCATTTCCTCAGTTTTACTACCCGTGTCGTCGGCAAAGCGTTTGATCGCCACGCCAGCCGCGCCCACGGCCACCACTGCCGCGCCGATAGCCAGCGCAGGGGCTGCCGCAGCCAGCGCCCCACCTACCCCGCCAGCCGCCTGGCCTGCGCCGCCCATCCCCAAAAGCGCACGCTCCTTTGACGCAGCCCCCATCCCCACAGCGGCGGCCAGTTGCTTGTTGGCCGCATCCTGCATCATCTTGGCGGCCAAGAACCGCTGTGTCTCAATGACGAGCAGCTTTGCATCAGCGTAAATGCGGATACCACGGGTGACGGCAGACTGTAAAGCGGCGGCGGCCACAACGGCTGTTCCTATCCCCAGGGCTACCTGCATCGCCTCGGGATATTTCTCGGCCAGGTCGGCGGCCTTGTCCACCACGCCGGCGGTTGCGTTTATCAGGGGGACAAGGGCCTGGATAGCCACGCCCCCCAACCGCGCCTGAGCGGTCTCGAGTTCTTTGGTCGTGTTCAACCAAAGCTGGCTGACCTCATCCGCTTCCCCGGCAACCTGTATGTATTGGCTGGCCCATCCCTCAAGGGAACCCTGAATCGACATCCCTATCCCGGCCAACTCTGAACCCACGGCCTCGAACTGCGACGATAGCGCCCCCAGTTCTTGCCATTCTTCCCCTAGAAGTTGCGACTGTTGGCGCAGGCGTCCCATGTCCTCTTGAAGGTCGTCAAAGGCAGAAACGGACTTGATAGAGTTTTCAAGCTCCCCCAGGGCGGCCCTCACTTCCAGGATGGAGAACTTACCCGACTTGAACCCGGCCCACACCTCGTCCAGGGCGGCCTTGAGACCTGGGGCATCGGCGCTGCTCATCCCGTCAAGCGTATTCCCCAGAGATTGAAACATCCCCTCTAGTTCGTCCGTCGCCGTGCCGGTCTCGTCCAGGGACGCCTTGAGTGTGTCCAGGGCCTTGTCAAGCTCGCTAGTGCCGCTCTTGACCTCGCGGATACCACGCGGGTCAATGCCGTACTGCAAAATGGCTCTTAGGGTTCGTTCCGTCGCTGCTACTGGCATGTTCTATCCTGTTGCTCTACTTTTGATTCTTGACCTGGACGTGAAGCCGCTCCAATTCCTTGTTCATTTTTCCCAGGTCCCTTATCATCCCTTCCAACTTTGTGGCCGTGCTCTTGGCGGTTTGATTCCCAGACTCTTTGGCCCAGGTAGCCACTTCCGTCTGGGCGTACCCTAGTTGTCGTCTGGCACTAATCATTTGCGTCCGACTAGCTTGCAAGTCCTTTGATGCGCGCTGCTGACTATCTGCAGCCTCACTCACTCGACCGCGACGAATAATAAGCCGCCTGACCTCGACTTCCGCTGCTCGCTTGAACTGTGGTGAAATTTGTCCCTTCATCGTTTTGCTCCTGTACCCCTGGGGTACACTTTATGCTCCGGTCTGTTCCTCTATGATGGACGATAGCCACGAGATAGTAGCCAGGTCCTCTAACAACAACTCAGGCTGGTCGAGCAGCCCCCCCTCAACGGGGAGATGTTTCCAGCCTGTGCTTTCCAACAACGTCCATATTTTCCACGACCTTTCCAGTTCCACGGGCGGCTCCCAGTCGTCGGGTATCTCCCGGCTGCCCTTGAGAGCGTCCCGACGAGCATTGTGCCATTTTATCAGGCGGCACTGGACGTCAGTTTGCTGCTCTTGTCGCTCGGCTTTTTTTTTGCTGACTCGTCCTTTGGCGTCCCGGTCAATGACCAGTGAGGGTTCAGGCCCAGCACCTCGGACAAGATGCTCATTGCCAGTTCTTCAGGCAGGGCCAGGAAGTCCTGAAAGGTCAGGTCCCCAGGAAGGTCAAGATCGCGCTCGGACTTGCCCTCATCATCAAGGAACCGAATCAGGCCCCCGACCGTGCCCGCCTTGACTGCCGGCCATTGCATCCACAGCGCCGTCCGCTCGTAGGTGGTCAGGTCCCCTTCTGGTGCGCGCAGCCCCTCGTCAGTCAACCGGGAGCGTTCCAGCCCCATCGCAACCGTAGCGTGGGACAGGACTATCTTGGCCTGGACGCCAAAGTCATCATATTCAATCGTTTTGGTTCTCATGGCCGCCCCTTCGTCTTGAATCCCCGTCCCGCCCGATGAACATCACGGGGGTCAATGGCCGGTGGAAACTTGCCTTTCATGTAGGCCAATTCTGCGTCATTCCCACCCTGATCCTGGAGCGTTGATACCCGGTCACTGCTCCCAAAGTGGAGCCAGTCCCTGTCAGCGACGGTCCCGCTTTTTTCCAAGTGAGCGTTGACCAATTTACCCCCTTTGGCCCGGTTGCCTTGCTTGACATACGTACTCCCCTTGTAAAAGAACCGTTCCCGGAGTCCAATGTCCCGAAATGGCTTGGTGGCCTCTGACGCCCTGCTACTCGGCAAGGCCCCCCTCACCGAGGTGTCAGCTTCTTCTTTGGCCCGGTCCAGCACCGGCTTGAATGCGCCGGTCGCTTCCTGGACGGTCCCAAACGTCTGGATGGCCGCAGGCGTGGCGGATCCGCCCACGTAGGCATAGAGCATAAACGGACGGATGGCGTTGCCGTGGTACACGATGCGCCCCCGGTCGTCGCCCTCTTTGCGCTCCACCACTGGGCCAAGTTGGACATCCCAACCGCTTGGGGCATCCCCCGGCCACACCGCCGATTCGGCCAAGCGGTAACGGGCCACCGCCGCCCATTCGGAACCAGCCTCGTTGTACCTGACCACTGATGGCGCCATTTCTTGTTCCAGGGGCAGGGCCAGCCGCTCGGCCAACAGCTTGGCCTCACGCACGCCCAGGGCCAGGGCGCGCCGGGCGGCTTCCGGGTCCAGGGCTACCGCTTCCAGGGCCAGCATACCGTCCTGGATGAACAAGTCCACCCCGGTCCGGCTGTTGCCCATTCCCTCTACCACGTCCAACAGTGTAGGAGGGAACAACAGCGCCTCTATCATCGGCGCAACTTTGTTGAATACCGCAGCCTCCAACACTGCCCTTTTCTCTTTATTCATTGTTCGCCTCCATAAACCGGCTTATGTGTGCTCGTAAAAGATGACGATCTCGGCGTCGGTGATCGGGGCAGTCGTCCACTGCACCCCGGTCGTCGCTTTGGTGATGCTGGCTGTGGTCAGAACGCCGCTCACCCACACCGCGATCTTGTCCGTGCTTTGCGCCGGGAAGTCTGTGTCGAATGCAAAGTCCGTCTCAGCACTATCGCCCAGAAACGAGGCCAGGCGCGGCTTGTATTCGGAAATGCCCCGGAAACCTTGAGCCTGTTCAAAGCCCTCGGTCCCTACGGCAAAGGCCGTGCCCCAGAGGTGTTTTGTCACGAACTGAGGACGAATTGTGTACATTTTTTCCTCTGGTGCGCTCTGGAAGCCGCTTTCCCGCTCGATGACAAACGTCTTGGGGAAAAGACGGAACTCCCAACGCCGGGAGCCAAAGGTCGTGCTATCCGGGTCGGTGTCCAGGGTTTGCCGATAGGCCAGCAAAGCCACTTGGTTTTCATCGCCACGATTGTCCGTGCCAATGCCCAGAATTTGGGCTTCTCCAACGGATACGGCCAAGTCGTCCCCGATGACCTGGGCGACAACGTCATTGACCTTGCCCACTACCAGCTCGCCGCTCAGGGCCTCTGTGGGTGGGAGAACGTCCAGGGCGAAAACCCGGTCGTCGCCCAGGTGGGATATTTGCTGCGGCTCAGGGTCATTGATCGTCAGCGCCCTGGCCCCGCTGATACGTAGGCCGGCATACTCGCTTGTGTCCGTGGCGTTAGGATACCCGTCAGCGGCCAGCGCGAAAAGCTGGACGTGGCGAAAGCCAACCCCACTTCGGATCTCGTTGCTCAGTGCAGTCATGCGTCTACCTCCAGACCCGCTCCTTCGGGGTCAACTAGAATTTTAGGGTCCGCCAATTTGTAGGCGTCCCATGTTTCCGGCCCGATAACTTGAATCCCCAAATGGGGAGTTACGAGACTGGTGTCACAATAATGGTGTATGCCGTTTTTCTCACAAAGCCCGGCAAAGAAAATGTCCTCGGTCATTGAAAAGTCAGCGCCTTCCAGGTAGGCGTATTGAAACCACGGGTATTCGTACCCCGCTGCAATCAACTTGTCAAACACCCACCGCCGAATGAGCATGGCCCCGGTCGCCACGGCATCGCATTCATAAAGGTAGCCTATATCCCACTCGGCAGGGTTGTGTAACTTGCCGTCCTTCAAGCGCACAAAGAACAGTGGGTCGTAAGGCTCCCCCCGGCGAAAGTACAACGCTCCGACAACTCCCCGCTCTGGCTCTTGCGCCGCCAGTCTCACCAGGGTGTCGTGGGGGTGAATGTGGTCGCAGTCCAACATGATAATGGCATCGTTGGGGTTGCCCGCCAGTTCCAGAAACGAGGCCACGGCCCGGTTACGCGCCATGTCTGTCCTCATGTAAGGAATGGAAATGCGCGCGTAATTTTTCACAGCGGCGGCCCAGGCAACGTCCAAGACCGCATCAACCGCGTGCCCGCTGATGTTACGCTCCATTAGATACGCCCAGTAAATTTGTGGCTTGGTCATTGTCTTTCCTTTAGCGCCCTCGGCGCTTGGTTGTACCCCTGGGGTACGCTAAACCTTCCTACAAATCAACATCGAATCGGCGCGGTCGTGGATGACCAGGGCTTCCTGAGAAAGCAACAAGTCCACGCTCTCGCGCACCGACTCCCATCCGGTATAATCGTGAAACGCAACGAGGCCCCCAGGGATGACCTTTGGCTCCCAGGCCGCGTAGTCTGTCCCCGCCTCACTGTGGTTTCCGTCCACGAACAAGAGACCCACCGGCTCCCTCACCAGGTCCTGGGCATCCTCAGAAGCGACGATCAGCGGAACAATAATCTTTTGTAGCCCGGCGCGCTCTACGTTGGCCTGGAAGAAAGGGAGCGTTCCGCCCACCGTCTCAGTTCTCGAGTGCGCGTGCTCTGGGGACCCCTGGTGAGTGTCCACAGCATAGACCTTGCACCCGTTCCCTATCTTGCTACCCCATCCCAGGCAAACAGTGGAGCGCCCCTTATAGGAACCAATTTCCACGATGCTGTACCCCTGGGGTACACCTTTAGCCAGGTCAAAGAGCGCGCACATTTCAGCCCCCGTCAACCAGCCGTCAATGCCCTGGGCCAGGGCCTGCACCGAGCGCACGTCCAGGGGCAGGGCCACGGGAATGGTTGCCTTGAGCGCCCCGGCTTTTGTACTCATCATTCCCCGAAAGACACTCTTGTCAGGGTCAAATTCCAGACGGCGCACATGGCCTTGTACCCGCACACTTTGCGCCCCGTCGCCCGCAGGATCAAAACTCGCTTTCACTTTTTGGCTCCTTGACTTTTTTGGGCACACGGCGCTTTTCAGGGGCAGGCGCATCGCACTCATAGACCGCACGGCCCCCGTGATAGGCGACAAGCCGCCCCGGTAGCGTTGGGTGGGGGACCAATGGCAAGCGGCCCAGTGTTGGATGTTTGTAGAATGATTTCTTGGGCATCGTTATCCTCTCTTGTCCAACATCAAAAGCAAATCATTGATGACCTGCGTTGCGCTCTGTGGATTAGGAGCGCCCCTCAATGCCTGTAGCTTGCGCCTGATAAGAGAGGCGTCTTGGGAAAATGCCTTATTCCTTATCATTTGTCCCCCCAGCTTGTCCACATCGTCAACAACATCACCGATAGACCAAGTGTTGGCTTGACGCTTCACAGCTTTGAGTTGGGCTTTCAATCTGCCCAAGACATCAGGAGACACGGGTAACATCCCCGCTTGTTCAATTAGCCGCCTGACCTCGGACTCCAGCGCCCGCTTGAACTTTGGTGAAAATTGTCCTTTCATCGTTCTAACTCCCTGTACCCCTGGGGTACAATTTCCCTAGAGCAGCCCTGCCGCTTTCAAATCGTCGCGGGCCATCTCTTTTTGATAAACCATCACCAGGTCTTGGAGCATCCGCACTCCATACTTGTCACGCTCTTTGGTTGCCTGGTCTAGCATCATCCTGTTGAGCTTGGCCTGGGCAGGCTTGGCGTACTTTGCCAGAATGCGGGCGCGCGCGCTCATCTTTTGGGTTGCGCTCATTTCTTCCATGAGCCGTCTGACTTCGGACTCGACAGCTTCCCTGAACCGTGGAGATAGTTTCATCACTTTTCCCTCAAATCGGCTATCTGCCTTTTGGGACATTGTGGCATCCCACAAGCCACGCTTGGTAAGCAACCGCCTGGCGGCCTGGACATTAGCATTGTCGGGATGTCCCCGCGCCGCGTCCATGAGTTTTTCAATACGCCCCTTTGGCCTCAGTTTCCCGGCTTTGACCAGTTCCCTGTACTCGGCCCGGAGCTTGTTCGCTCTCCTTTGCCATTCATCCAGTAATTGCGCATGGCGTTTCCTGCCAACCGTTTTGGACCGTCCGCTCAAGTGACCGGCTGGGCTGGCAAAGCTGGCAAAATGCGGGGCCGTTGATCTCACACCCTTGCTAGCCAGGTATTCTTCCTCGCTCATTGCCCGCTGTTCAAGCATCCGTTTTATGCGCATCATGCCTCCTTAAGCGCCGTCGTCTCTTGAAGCTGCTGGCTGATCTCAATATAGTGGCAGAGCACCCCGCCAAAGTTCCTCAGTTCCATCACGTCAATTGAGCAAGGCGGCGTGTCATTGTAGTAGGCGTCCTGGTCGTGTAGGTCACTGTCCAGGTCCAGGGCGTTTGCCACGACCTCGCCCAGTGCCGCCGCTGTTTTCTCTGAATCATCTTTCAGACTCAGAAAGCCGTGGATAACCCACCGATAAGAACGCAGCACCACGGCTGTACTCTTGCCCGTCGAGTTGTACTCCCAAGTTATCGTTTCCCCTGGGATGGCGCGCACTTCCATTGTCCACCCTCGGATAACATCATCGCCGCTGATGGTGGTCTTGAACTTAGAAAGGATGTCCGACCAGTGCATGGCCCAGACCAAGTAGTCATAGGTCTGGCCTATGTTTGCCACGCTGTCTATGATGGTCTTTAGGTGCGCGCGCTGTGTTGCCTCGGTCATTTCAGACCGTCCGTTTTACACTGGCCCAGGTTTGGAGAGCTTGGCCTATGAGGCCAGCTATTTTCCCGTTGGCTTTCATAATTGTTACCAACTCATCCCGGCTTTCCGGCTCTGACCTTGCCGCTTGCTGGACTTGGGCATTGAAGGCGTTTATGGCATAGTCCGCTTCGCGCAACGCATCGTCTACCCGCTTTTTGCCAGAGGACAAATTGCTTTTTGTTTGCGCGGTCGCCTCGCTTGGGCGCTTCCCCGTGAGCTTGAAGATGATCTCGCGGGCCTCGTCCTTTGTCATCCCCCCCATTACCATAGCTACAGCGTCGGGCATCTTGAGGGTCTTTTTAGCGATTGCTAACTGATGTCTCTCAGGCATGGTAAGATTCCCCCGCGCCTCACGCAACCGCCGCAGCGCCGTCTCTACCTTTCGCCTGAATCGTGGTGATGCTTTCATTGTTATTTCTCCTGTACCCCTGGGGTACACCTAATCCGCTGCGCCCCACATCGTGGCTATGTCGTCCAAGATGCTGGCAAATACCTGGTCAATGGCGGGGGTGGATAGTTTTAACCCCTTCTCAAACATAAACGCGCCCTTTGTCCCGTGCATCCCAATATGGACCGCCAGCGCCCAGGCCATTTCGTTTGTGGTCATGGAGACCGTGCCCCCGCTCTTGAGCTTGCGCGTCCACTGTTGGCCCGTGCGTTTTATCCAAAACTCCAGGGGCTCAATGGGGGGCTGCCGGCCTGGCAATCTCCCAAAGTTCACCGGGACGCCGTAGGGAATGCCCCCGTCCGAAACCGTGCCCGTCCAAACCGACCGACCATACTCCACTGTCTTGGCCTGGCTGATAGCCGTGGACAAGTGCCCAACGTTCACCGGGGTCTCCATAGAGATGGACTGGGCCAGCGTGTCTACTGCCGCCCACATGCCCGCCATGATGATGTCGGCTATTGGCCCCTCACCGTCCGCACTCTCTACAAACGGCGCAATAAGTTCAGGGAAGGTGAAGTCCAGAACAAGGTCGGTTTTCATCTCGCTTTTTTCTTTTCAAACAACTTGAACTCTAGCGTGTCTCGAACGTAACGGTTCTGCTTCCCCGTAGACATCCGATGCTTGGCCGCGCCCAGGGCTGTAGGCGCTCCCCATCCACGCTGCAGGCCAATCCTGAATATCATTCCCAGAAGGTCTGCACCGAACACCCGCGACTTGAGCGCCCAATTTGGGCCAGGCCCCCCGACGACAAAGCGAGCGCCCGCGTCAAGCAAGGCCCTCAGCATTTCCCCGGGGATGGCCCGCCCGCCCACGAACTCGAAAAGATGGCAATTTGCTACAAAGACGCCTGTCCCCTTCAAGTCTGCCGCTCGCAACTGATCAGCGTCCATCGCTGTGACCCAGTTGTCCCCATACCAAAACGCCTGGCCGGGGAGGCCGTGTAGCTTGAAGTAGAGAAAGTCAAAGCCCTCAATCATCTCAGGCTTGAACGTTTCTCTATTCAGTGGGGGCGACAAGAGGGGGAGAACTCCTGCCGCCCGTCTCACTGAGGGAGCGAAACTTTTACAACAAATTGCACAAACCTTCATTAACTGTTGTCGTAGACGCTCAGGCAGTACCAGTTCGAGTTGTTCCAGAGCAGCATGATTGTGTCGTAGCTACCCAAGACAACATCGCTCTTGCATTCTACCCCACCACCAGTTCCGTCTATGGTTATGGTATCACTGGCGTTTACGTTCTGAAGAACAAGTACCTGCATATCTTGCGTTCCAGGCTGGATACATTCAGTAGTAGAGCATGTCACAGCACTGGCGGAACTGATAGGCTGAAATGTGCCCGTGATAGAGATCACACTTCCTGCAGTCACGACTTCCGCCGTCTGCTCTGCCCCACCCACAAATTCTGAGAAGGTCAATATCCCGTCTGTGCTTTCATCGAGGGTTGATCCATTCTCGAAAGTGATAGCGTCACTCACGGTCAGCGTGCTAGTTATCAGCACCGCGTCCGTGACTGTAACTGCCCCGGTTGTACTCGATATGTTCCCACGAATATCGGCGGTAGACACAAATGTAACAGCCCCGTCCACAATCAGAGTGCCGTCAGCGTCTATTGCGCCGTCTACTTCAAGGGCGTCGGCAACGCACAAGTCATTATCACCAGTGGCAGTCGCGCATGTTCCGCCGCCAATATCTGTTGGGCCGCCACTAATCAACACGCCGCCAGTCGCGCCAACATCAATGGTAAGCCCCGTGCCCGCCGCGTCGTTGGCGTCAATATGCACGCCGTTGGCTGCCGCTTCGTCGCCCTTGATAACCACTCGTCCAGCCTCGGACTCCAGCGTCAGGTCAATGCCCGCGCCCGCTACGTTGATGTTAGATGCTGCATCGCCGTCCACGGAAAAGCCTGCCGTGATATTCACGTCAAAGCCATCACCGTCCAGGTCAATGTCGCCATTTACGTCCAGGGTGTCGGTAATCACGGCATCCTCAGCGGTTAGCGTCCCTGTGAGAGTGAGGTTGTCTGAGAGTGTAGGGGAAGTGATCCCCCATGTGGTCGTGCCAGTCACATCCAGGTCGCCGCCTATACTTGTGTCGTCGGTGACGGCCAAGTCATCTGTAGCGGTTATGTCCTCAGCTTCCAGGTTGGTAAAGTGTGTGGTCCCCAACGCTATCGGGACCTCATCAGGAAAGTCGGGGAAGTCCCCCGGCAGAGGATACCTCATGCCAGTGAATGCCAGCACGGCTACAATGGCTACCCATGCCCCCCACTTCAAAACTTTCTTTTGGTACTCGGTAAGGTTATTCATGATTCGCTCCTTGTACCCCTGGGGTACGTTAATATGAACGAGGGGTTATCCTCGTTGTGTTGTGAAAAATAGACCTGCGTCCTGCCGGCCAGTCTGGACCAAGCTCAAGCGTGACAAACCGCGCCCCGCTCTTTGCGGGAGCAGCCTCAGTCAAAAGGCCCATGTGCCGCAGGTACATCTCACAGAAATCTTTGGCCCGCGCCGCGTACATACTGGACCTGCTTGAATGCGACGTGCTATCAGCAGAGATAGTAGTGTCCGAGGCGCTGGCGTATTTGGTTGCTATCGCCCGGCACGAGTGACACGCGGCCAAATTACAAATGGCGAAAAAGTCAGGGGCCGGGGCGTTGCATTCCAAGAGACCATAGGTAAAGTTCCCCGCGTCGGCCACTGCTGTTACTTGCGCCGTGGCTCCCCGGTAGTCAGTAGTCTTTTCCCAGTCGGTCCCCGATAGAACAATGTAATCGTCCACCGCCAGCCCGTGGGTGGCCTGGGCTACTACTACTGTGGTAGCCGACGCTGACCACAACCAGGGGACGGTGTACGTGATCCTCATAGTTTCCGTGGCGGCCGGCTGGTGGACCTTGAATCGCACGTAGCGCGTTTGCACCCCGCTTGCCTCGGCCCAGTAGTTATCGTCAAAGTCCTCATTGTTGAGGTACACCGGGGTCTCATCCAGGGCAATGCTGGCCGCCGGATATTCCACTTGTGTCACCAGGCTGACGCGCTCTTTCCACTGGTCAAGGATGGTCTCAAGGGCATAATACCGAACGCCTGCCCCGGCGACATCCTCAGTGCGCGTGTCTGCCTGGTCTTGGCTGTAGACTTCCATCGCGCCTTTTATCATCTCCAACTGTCCAGCGGACGATAACTCCGTGGCGTCGTTTGACAGGAGATGAACCAACTGGGCCTGGTAGAGCGTCAGCGGTGTGGTGATAGGCATGGCCTATTTCGGCTGAAAGAACGCCGCCCCCTGCTTGAACTCGGACAACGGGGTCTTGTATTTCTTGGTCCCCTTGATACCCCAGTTGATGAGGCAGACTACAAGCCCGCCCTCAACACGGTACTTTTCCACCTGCGCAGGCTGCGCGCCGTACTTTTCGGCCAGGACCTGTTTGGGGGTCTGCTTGCGCGCCCTGGGCTTGCGTGTCTTGGGGGGGGGCTTTTCTACTGGCGGTAACTCTGTGGAAGCAAAGTCATCGTTCTCCCTGAGAACCGGGCCAGAACTGGACGCGCCCCGCATTTTCCTTTTTGGCATTGTCAACTCCTTTTTGTACCCCTGGGGTACACTGCCCACCGACGACCAAGAAGCCCCCGGTGGGCGCTATTTGCTTTAGCCCTCGCCTGTTTTCCAAATCGCCACAATCTCGACATCATCTGCCGCCGTGCCGCTCGCGCCGTCATAGTCCAAGACGAACGGGATCACGGTGTCTTTGGCAATCTGGGCCACCTCGGCGTCGTCTGGTTCGAGATAGGCCGGGTCGCCAGAGTCGCCAATCACTGCCGCCGTGACAATGCTCGTAACAGTCAGCGTGGCGTCACTGTCATTGCTCGCGTGGGCCTTGATACCCACCAGCCGTACAGGAAAAGGAAACTCCGGGTTGAGCGAGTGGTTGCCGGACAACGTACCGGCTAGATACCAGTTCGTTGTGAAAATTCTTTCTTGCATCTTGTTACCCTCCAAAACTTACTAGTCGGGGAATGGGCTGGCTAATCTACACCAGCCCAACATACCTGTGTCAAATTTAGACGTTGCTCTTGTGCAGCCCGCGCCAGTCGCCCACAGGGGCGCAGTCGTAGGTGTCGCTATAGCGGAAGGTCAACATACGAACCTTGAACCTCAGCGTGTCGTTCGTGAACATCGCGCCCGCCGTCTCGCTGTCAGCGGTGAACAGCTCAGGAACGGCCCGCCCGCGCAGGAAGATGAGCCAGATCGCGGGGAACATGGCCGGGTCCGCAACGGCGGCCCAGTCGTTCACGTCCGTGAAGGTCGGGATTGGGATGTACTCAAACGTGCCCTGGTGGATGTTCACCTCGTTGTCGCCAGTCCCGGGGCGGAACTCGGAGTTACGCACCTGCAGGACAGCGGTCTCGATGTCCACAGGCCCCAGAACATACTTGGGCGTGGCGAGCAACCGCTGGCCCGCGCCAAGCACCTGGTCAGTCTGCTTCATCATCGCAGACCGGACGGCAGTAAAAGCGTCATGAGTGAACGCGGTCGTCAACAGGTTGGTATGGCCGCCCGCGCTCGTGAGCGCCGTGGCGTTGAAAAGCGCGCCGGTGTCAGTCAGTACAGGCCCGGCCCCGGTGTTGAGCGTGAACACGCCGCTTACCAGGTTGCTGATGGTGTTGTACCAGCTCGTAGCGAGCCGGTCGGGAATAGTGCGGACTTTGTTGAGTTTGTCCCGCAACAGCGTCTCAAGGGTGACACCAACAAAGTTACCCTTCTTCACGAATGTCGCGGTCTCTTCCTCGTCCGTCCAGTCCAGTTCGTCATAGGCTTGGCCTTCCTCAACGACTTCCAACGTGTTCATGCCGTAGACGCGCACCAAGGTGGCGTCATCAATCGTGTCCACTTCCTCTTGGGTCACAAGAGGCGTCCACCACTGATGGCGCTTGCTGTAGTCAGCGGCCAAGAGCAGGTTGAGCGTATTTTTTACAATGGACGTCATGGACGACGTGCTCACGGCCTCATAAGCGCGGTTATCCTGGAAGGGGTCCCCGCCCAGCAAGTCATAGACCCACGTGCTCATCCGGTGCGTGTTGGTCCTGGGGCGGCCCGACTTGACCCAGGAACGGAAAGCGGGCGTTTGCAGGCGCTTTTTGGTGTAGTGGTCGTCAACCGCTTCCAGGGTGCGGAAACGGTGATCCCCGGCCACGAGGCGCAAAAAGTCAACCTCGGCCTGTTCGACACCGGTCAGCCCAACGCTGATGCGGGTGCGCCCGCCATTGCCCCCGGCCCCGGTAACGCGGCCAGTGGGGTCTGTTTTCGCAACGGCTTCTCTGACTCGTTTTATCATGGTGTCTACCTCTGACTGGCGATAATCGGCGCGCCCCTGGAACTGAGTACGCACGATGTTAGCGAATGGGCCAGAGAGACGGGACGCGGTGAGCGCGGATTCCAGCCGACGCTCGGCCTTTTCCAGAGCCAGTTTGCCCTCGATGGCCCGCAGGCGTTGATCCATCTCCAAGCCCTCGCCCATACCCATCGGCATGAGTTCTTCCTCGTCCTCTAATGGCACCGGCTCTTCCTCGGCCAGAATCTCGGCGGTCACTTCCTCGACCGCATCCAGGATAACAGCAGCGGCCTGGGCGGCGGCGTCCTCAACGGGCGCTGCGTCAACGTCCATCTCTGCGACTGGTTCTTCTTCCTCATCGAGCGTCGGATCCGCCTGCTCGACCATTTCTTCTTCCTCGTCAATCTCCGGCTCCATCTCCTGATACTCAGTCATCGCTTCCTGAATAGCGGCTTGGATAGCCTCTTTTAGTTCGGTTGGCAGTGTCATTGTGTACCTCCGTATCTATGGTTTCAATAGCTTGCTCTCAAGGGCTTCCAGAGCAATCCCCGCTCGGTCCAGCGTTTCGCGCAATTCCTTCACGCGCCGCTGTACCCCTGGGGTACAAAGGCCCTGCCCTGCCCGTCCATTCAATGTTTCCACCATCGCCTCGCGGGTAGTGGTCGCAATGAAGGTTATAAGCTCTGGCGTTAGTTCATAATTTCCCTCTTGTTGATGCTGCATACTGGCAAGGATGCGATTAAAACCCCCGCCGGCGGCAGGCTCTGGTACAAGGTCCACTGAGAAGATTTTTTTGAATCCCTCAATGGCCGGTATCTGCTTTCCCTCAAGCCGAATGCTGGTCTCTTGAGGAAATGTGTCAATGCTCAGACCAACAGTATTGAGAACCTTTTGTTTGAACGCCCTGAGAAGTTTTCCGGCCAAGTCATCGTCTACCACCTTGAAAATGCCCTGCAGGCGGCGACGGGCGGGGTCCCATCGGGGGGAGACAATATTCCCCATCCATTCCTTTTTGGCCGACCTCATGCCCTGCTTCTCTTCGAACTCGGCGTCGGTCAAATGGTTGTCATAAACTTTGACTCCCTGCCAATCAGGGGCCGATTCGCGCAAGGCGGCGCAGGCATAAAGCCGTCCGTTCTGTGACCTCACGTACTCTTTGCCATCAACTGCCACCAGGTCAGCGGGCGTCCTGGGGCCAATAATGGTGACATCCCAGGCGTGCCCCGTGAATTCCTCTCCCTCAGTGATGGGCCAGAGGTTCGTTACCCAACTCTCCCGCAGGCGCGCATCGGCTTGTTTCTTGTCTGGCATATCGGTTTCTCCCTGGTGCTTGAAGGCGTTGACTTGCTGCTCTCGGTCCTCGGCGGCGGCGCGCGAGGTAAAAGGCCCGCCCAGTTTCTTGTCCCCGTCCTTGCTATAGAGATACCACCCGTCAGTCTGGTGACGGATGACCTCTTGAACATTCAAGGGGAAATCGTGGCGCTTCCCGGCCACCATCAAGGCAAGCGTGTCAAAGGTGACGGGGAAGTCCAGGCTATCGGTGGGCAATGGGGGCGGGGCCTCGTTAGGTTCGGAGTAGGCAAGGGTAATGTGGGGCGTGTACCCGTGGTCGGTCTTGGGTTCGTAGCCGTGGCCCCCTATATAGTCTACAAGGTCCTGACGCCACTGGGGCAAAGTCGGCGCGTCAAAGTTTGCGTACAAGGGCGTTCGTCCATCCTCGCCGGGGGAGAACTGACCACCCCCATTGACCACCCCAGAAACCGGCGCGTGACTGCCAGCCCACTCTTGAACGATGGCTGGTAACTTGTCCAAATTCTCTACCTCATCCACGTCACCAAAATAGACGAGGGTAACGTGATGTGAGTCGTCCAGGGTCTCGTCGCCAGGCAACGCCAGACGCTGGGTTTCCTTGTCACCCAAGAAAAAGGCTATCATTACTCCCGTGTTTTGCGCCATAGTCACTCCAAACAAAAAAGCCCGCCTTGTCTCAGGCGGGCCGCAGAGCGGACCTGGAGAAACAAGGCGGGCGGGCTGTTAAGCGGACCCTATTCAGTTAGGTGTACCCCTGGGGTACATTGCGGTTGCCGGGGGCTGGTCGTGAACCAACGTTCACAACTCTTGCCCTGTAATCAGCCACGTGATTCGCGCCCCCGACACCTTAAAGTATACACATTTTAGGGAACATTGTCAACCATTGTGCGCAAGGCTTTGATTGGCACAACCTTTCCCCTGACCATCCCACTGCGCGAAAACTTGAAGATTCGGCAGATATAATTATCCAGTCGCACTAACAACCTGTGTTTGGGCTCCCAATACTCCCGGTCCGTTGCTTCAATGATGGCAGTAGCATACTGGGGGAACTCGTCCAGGGTCGTGGTGACGGTTGTCTCTGGCCGTTGATCATTACTCATCAGTAATACCCCTTTATCTCCCCAGGAAGCCCCCAGGGCGATTGTTAGCGCCGAAATTCGGTCAATCCCCGCGCTCGTTTTCTCTGGGGCGCTCTATAGCAGAAAGCAGTTGAAAGCTATTAACGCTCACAATGCTACCAATGACAAACCGTTTCCCAGAACGCGCAAGCAAATCAATGCCCAGATGCAAATGGCGCGCATCCCCCACCATCTCACATTCTACCATCACATCGCCACCTTGCAAAAAAGTGCGCTTGGTTCTACCTACGATTTCACGCATGTCTTGTTGATCCGGTATCCGCAAGGGTACGCCCATGCTCTTGAGAACATAGCGAGAGCCAGCGTTGACCATCTCCATAAAGCGGTCAACGTTCTCAAGTGTTGTCTGCCACGGTCCCAGAAAGCACTTCTCACCTTTGGAACCGACCTTGAACATTTGAGTTTCCATTAAAAGCTATCCTTGTGTACCCCAGGGGTACAAATCGGTCTGGCCCAGTTCATCTGTGGAGCACATTTCTATGATGTGGCTATAGTCCGGCATCGTGCTCACTCAACTGCTCCCTTGTATCATACCATACACCAGTGCGCTCGTAGAGGTCTTTTTGGCACAGCCTGGGATCACAACCCCTGAACTTTGTGCCACAGTTTTCGTGATGACAAGACCGCCAGTTGTCTGGGGCGTCCGCGCCGCTGCTTATAATGTGGAACGGCGGGCCGACCCCCAATGAATAATATGCTGAAATCTCTAGCGCCCGCCTGATTCGTTCTCTAGGAGACATTCCCGCCAGTGCCGTCAATGCCCCTAACGCAACCATATCGCCGTTACCAAGCGCCGCGAAATCATTAACCTCTATCGTTATTCCATAATCATCGTTGACCCGATAGATTTCGCCTTTATATCCAATCAGGCAAAAACCACCCGTCTCCTGATTGTTTTCAACCTGGGCGAAACCGTTTTCCTTAAAGCATTTCCGAATAGCATCAACCACGGTCCCGATTACATACGCTACGTCGGGAGTATCGTCCTGCTTGGGGACAACTAGCTTGTACTGCAACAATTGGCCCTCTCTGGGCGAACCGGTGACACCGAACAGAAAGGGACCTCTCTTGAATATCTTGGGGGTTTTTATTGACAACGTGCGAACGTCCCACCCCGAACATGCTTGGGAGTCCCCGCCCATGTAGACCGTCCCATTTTCAACCAACCCGATAATGCAGGTCATGAATTGTCCCTTTGTACCCCCTGGGGTACACTATGCTAATGGCGCTATAGAATGCTCTTCACTCACCGTCACAACCCTGGCCCGCTGAATATCTTCTCTCTGCGCCAAGCCAGAAGACTGACGCTCCGCATCAGGAAGAAGTAGAAAATCAATCCTTCTTCCCTTGTGGTCAGTCAAGTCGCGCCAGCCTGGAAGCGAGTGTTTACCTCGATCCCTGCTAATAAGCTCCCCCGGCTTCCTCAAGAACTGAACATAGTAAAACTCTCGGCGGTTCACTATGTTTCCTTTCATCGTTGAGATTCCTTTTGTACCCCTGGGGTACACTCCATTAACTGGTTTCCGCGCAAGTTTAACAAACCCAGAATAACTGCCTTGTTGTACGTATCCTTTCTGCGCTCGATTACTCCTAACAACCTTCTTCCATGTTTCACATAAAGAATCTCTATATCGCAGTTGTGTCTCTCGTTCAACTCTTGTAAACCGTCTGCGAGTATTCGCTTAAATGCAATTTCGGTGGCCTTGAATTCGTGATCAAGCATGTCTTGGTCTGGCTGTATCCAGTCCATCGAGCATTCCTATCCTTTTGTACCCCAGGGGTACAGCTACGCTCTGATAATAAACCCGTGCTCGTGCTGGATTTGCATCACTTTTAGTGCGGCACGGCAAATCGCAAGCGGGGCCGTTGTTGCCTGCACTATGGTTTCATCGAAGCAATATCTTTTTCCAGAAGCCGTTACGCCCTTGAATCGTCCAGCCATCCACTGTCTGCCACCGGGTAACGCCGGGGTGGGCGATACCAACAGGTTGCACTTTTCTACCACTTGCCATGCATCCCCCATGCTAAAAGAGTAAAATGGAGTATCGTTCCGCCATTCCTCTGCTGTCATTGGTTGATCATCGCCAATAACAAGACGGTAGTATGGACTTTCCAACATCATGGCGGCTTTCCTTGGAGCAAACAATGTCCACACCCATCTTTTTAAAGAACAACCGGGAAGACTTTGCGTGCAAAGGTAAGCCACTTTCACCCAACCCATTACCTTTTCAGCGATCAGCGCATCAAGTTCACGCCCAGCCAACAGTTTATCCATTACGCCCTCACAATAAACCCGTGCTCACACGAGTATACCACACTCTCTGACACGCGCGCTTCTGGCGGTAGCCGTGTGCCGCGCCGGTTGACCTCGGCGGCTATGCGCCCATCGAGGGATGAGCCTATCACCCCAACACGGGGGTGAACACTGCCAAGTCGTCACCTACAATTAATTACTAACTCAGGCGGGCCAGCGGGGTCGGTCGGATACATCATCTTGAACTTGCGCCCTTTGTTCTTGCCCTTTGTGACCTTGAGAATGAACGGTTGATCCACGGGGATGGGGTTGTTCCGGTAAGTCAGGTGGGCCACCAGGTGGGATTTGCGGGTGCGCATGTCTCCCGTCGCTATCCAGGTCTTGAGCAGGCCGGGTACAAGCTCCTTGACCTGCCGCTGCTGGGAGAGGTGGGAGAGGTTGTACATCCTCTGCAACTCTGTCCTCACATCTGTTTCAGCCCGCGCTGCTACTCCCTTTACCGGGTCCGGCCTCTTGGCCCAGACTTTAGCCCGCGCCTCTACCCCCAGGATGTTGGTCACGGCCACCATCACATCAAAGGGCGACTTGCGCCCCAAGACGGCAAGCTGCAGTTCTCTGTTGAGCTTGGCCCGCATCGGCTCGACTATACTTTTGGCAAGGTCCTCGGAGAACTGAATAAGGTCGGCGCTGTAATCCAGCGCCACGTTGGCCTGGGCCGCGACCGGGCGGAAGAACTGCCCCTGGACCGCCAGCGACGGGGGAATATCCACCTCGTCAAGTTCCCCCAATTCGGACAATGGCTCTACCACAGCCTGCGCCCCGTGGTTCTGCGCCTCGGCTATCGCGCTGCTCACCTCAGAGTTGAGCTTGCGCTCGAACTGGCTTATGAGGTTATTTATCTCAGCGCGCAATTGGCCCAAGCGGAAGGATTCAAACTTGTCCGTGGGGATGCGCGTCAGCGTCCCGGCTATCTCCCCGCGCAGCCCTTTGAGCATCGAGAGGATGCGCTTGACCGTCTCATCTTCCATCTTGCCGTAACGGTTGGCGATGGAGTTTAACTGCCTGATGTACTTTTGCTTGGGTGTCGCCATGTCAACCTACCCACTCTCTTGAATTGCTTTGTCTAACCACTACCCACCCGCACTTCAACCGTCATAGCTGGTATATAAATCGAGAATGTCTTTATAATGCTTGGCGGTTCAGGCTCCACGGGCAAGTCTCCCAGCACCTCCAGGTCATCGTCATCAAGGGATGTGCTGTCAAACACGGCAAGGCTCGTGTATCCCTCATCGGCCCATCGCTGAATGTGGGCTGATAGCTCGGCCTGTTCTGGAGCGTCGGTGTCCGGTCGATAGGACGGGACGCCAGGAATGATCAGGTGCGACGCCGGCAGGCTCTTGGCGTAAGCCACGCGCTCGTCAAGGGTCGCGCTGGTATAGCTCATCATCAGGGCCGCGGACACGAGGCCCTCACGCAGCCAGAGTGGCACGTCTCGCATGACGCTTGTGTTTCGGTACTCCAGGCCCGAAATCGTAACCGTCACCTGTTGTACACCCACGGCCTGGCGCGCCATACGCAATGTCTCTGTGATGTGGCCCGGCGTGACCGCAGGGCACTCACTCTGTGTATGGTGCAATCTCAGATAATCCAGATGGACGCCCGCGAGGCCGGCGTTGCTTTCTGCCAGGTCCCCACAGACATTCGCTATCATCTCCCTGGCCCCAGGAACAGAGAAGTTTATCCACTCCCGAGTGTTACAGCGGGCATCCGACAACGTTGCCATGTTCCACGACGCCGGCGGTGGATCGAGTAATTCTGTGTAAGACCCGAAAAAACCCGTATAGAGCCAGGCATGAACACGCATTCCACGCGCCGCCGCCTCACGAATCAGGAATGCCCCCGGCATCAGTCCGTCAAGGCGCTCGGGACGGAGCCTGTACAACTCAGAGTTAAAGTAGCTCCGCCCGTCGCTGTCAGAACGAACCGTAACGAGCAAGTCAGTGAACTTGCCCGCAAGCCGGTCCAGTAGTGCCCTGGCCGTCTCGGCGGATTGAAATATACCCGTACTATGGTAATCCTGAACCCAAATCCATCGCTCCATGATTTATCTCCCTAAAAACTCTTCTGTACCCCAGGGGTACACCTCTAATCCTGCCGTAAAATGTACATTGCCATTTCTTGTATTTCTTCTGGTGTTACAGCGCGCCAGGCCCATACCACGACCCGCGCCTCTGGTTCAGCAAAACTGCGCC